CCAAGAGAAAGTACAAAAGGTACTCTGGTTAAATCAAGCTTATGAAAATCAGGCAACATAAGTGAATTGATATCCAGTCTCAACACATACTTAAACAAACGTTTAAGTCCTTTTGTCAGTGGTAAGACAGTATTGTCTAACACTGGATAATGTGCGAGGAATGTTCTGAAGAAGTTACAATAGAGTTCGTCATTACATCCACCAAGTAAGTAATAAGCAAATACTCGTGAACATGATTGTTCAAGAAATTCAACATCCCTTTCAGGATATAGAACAAGTTTGAACCATTCTTCAGTGCTACGTTCATATCTGTATGCTTGACATGAATAACCGAGAAATTTACGGTCTTTTTGTTTTGTAGCAATTCTAACCTTTTCAGGTTTTAGTGTAACGCCAAATCCGCGCCACGCGAGATCTTTGACTTTATCACTATTTACCTTTCCTGGCCAAAAATTGGGCACCAAGAAAGAGCTATCATCACCGAGAACTTTCATTCTCATCAAATTCCAACCATAATAGTTGTTCATTGTCATGACGATAATATAATTGCAGATTGAGCCAACAGATTGAGTGAAAAAACTTCCACTTGGAATTCCATGTTGTTTGGCATAGCAACTTCCATCTGGTAGCATGATTTTAGTCTTCTTAAAATAAGTACGAATAAAATCAAATACTGCTTTGTTTTTAGCTTCCATTTTATGGCCGCCAAAAACTAAATTATTATTGTGTCTGGTATATTGAGGGTCAAAGCTATCTTCAATAATGTCAAGAGCTTCATCAATTAACCAGTTTGTGATTGATACATCAAAAGATGACCAATCAAAAGTGACTTCACAACATTCCATCTCTGTAGCGAGAGAAGAGATTAAAGCGGTTGCAAGTCTAACCATTGCTCCATCGCCAAAATGGACGGTGGGAACTTCTCTTTCAAGAAATTCATAGTATGGGATAGCCCACTTTCCTTCCAAAATTGAAAGTTCAAAGGGATATACCCAGACTGCTCTGGTTTTATTAGTTTCGGAATCAGAAAGATGGCCACGAAGGGCGAGTTTACAGGGAGGTATGTATACTTTCTTTCCTGCTGACACAAAATGTGCAATGTAGGAAGCGGTATCATAAGCCTCTTCAACAACTTCTTTCTTTTTTTTT